GATGAATTATTTACAGGCTATCAACATCATGATAGATACTATAATGATGAGTACAACAAAGAAACAATAGATAACTATGCCTCAAAACAAAGGTGGATTCCAAAACAAATATTTAGTAAAACAGACTATAAAAACAATGCCCTTTGGTATGACTTAGTGAGTACATCAGAACAAAATATTCTGACAACTGATCAAACCTGTGGCATGTGGGGAATGGAAAGCAGACCAGTGTTTCTTTCTCAAAGTTTTGTACGATACATGATAAATATAGAAAGCGGAGTAAAGTTCAAAACACATCCCGACCATCAGATTGGAACATATAAATACTTATTAAGAGAAGTTATGAAAGATTATTTACCAGAGCATGTTCGTGACAGACGACAGAAAGTAGGATGGTCATCGCCTTGGGACAATAATCATCAAGAGCTGACTAGATTATGGAAGCTACAAGACTTGGAGTTTATCTCGAATCTATGAAGGCTGTATTTTCAAACAGAATATACCTCTCAGTAGATGTAGAAACACGTTCAAAAATCGAGAAGGAGCTAACATATACAATAGCCCCGAGGATGCCACAAGATCCACCTATCGTATTTAAAACAGTTCGATGGATAAACGATACGTTGATTTCTATACCTGTGGGGAGAGATGATTTGATTCCCGATGGGTACGAAATAATCGACAAGCGAGTGACATCGCCAGTGGAACTTCCCGACTTTAAGTTTACTTTACGACCAAGCCAGCAGAAGGTACATGACGAGATCCAAGGCAACGCTATAGTTAACGCTTGGGTAAGTTGGGGAAAGACTATAACAGGTTTAGCTATAGCTAAGAAGTTAGGTCAGAAAACATTGGTTGTTACTCACACAACCACCCTACGAAATCAGTGGGAAAAAGACGTAGAAAACTGCTTTGGAATCAAGGCAGGCAGAATCGGGTCAGGTAGCTTTGATACTAAGTCTCCAATAGTTATTGGAAACATTCAGAGTTTATACCGCAAGATGGACGACATCAAACAAGAATTCGGAACTGTGATTTTAGATGAAATGCATCACGTCAGTAGTCCAACTTTTACTAGAATAGTAGATGAAATGCCAGCTTTGAATAAGATAGGCTTATCAGGAACACTAGAAAGAAAAGACGGAAAACATGTGGTATTCAGAGATTACTTCGGTAATGATGTACATATACCACCAAAAGAGAATTACATGACCCCCAAGATTCATGTAGTTAAGTCTGATATACGTTTCCTTGATGGAGCGTTTACACCTTGGGCAGAACGAATAAATCATCTTGCATATAATGAAGAATATGTACATAGTGTAAGTATGATTGCTGCAAAGTACGCCGCAGAAGGACACAAAGTATTAGTAGTGTCAGATAGAGTCGCTTTTCTAAAAGCGTGTGCTGGACTCTGTGGGGACAAAGCAGTTTCCATAACAGGAGATATGGAGCTTACTGAAAGAGAAGATGTAATGAATGAAATCAAAGAAGATAAGAATATACTCTTTGGTACACAGTCAATCTTTTCTGAAGGTATATCATTAAATGATTTAAGTTGTTTAGTGCTAGGCACACCTATAAATAATGAGCCTTTACTAACACAGCTTATTGGTAGAGTAATAAGAGAGAAAGAAGGTAAACGACAACCTGTTATCGTAGACATTCATCTCAAAGGAAAAACGGCAGCCCGTCAAGCAAATGCAAGATTGGGCTACTATATAAAACAAAATTACAAGGTAAATATACTATGAGTAAAAAAACAATACAGCTAAATATACCAGAAATGCAAAAGAATAAAGTATTTTTAGCCACACCAATGTATGGCGGTATGTGTCATGGTTTATACACTAAATCTTTGATGGACACTACAGCGTTATGTATGAATCATGGACTACAGTTGCAAATTTATTATATGTTTAACGAGTCTCTTATAACAAGAGCTAGAAACTATTGTGTTGCTAACTTCTTGAAGAGTGACTCAGATTACTTACTATTTATAGATAGTGACATAGCGTGGAATGCAATGGACTTAGTGTATATGTGGCATTTATTAACAGAAAATCCAGAACAACTTAAAGTGTTCTGTGCATTATACCCTAAGAAAACAATAGCTTGGGAGAAAGTATTACATGCGGCTAAATCAGGTGCATATGACAACGATCCTACAGGACTAGAAAAGGTAGCTGGAGACATGGTATTTAATCCGTTAGTGGACGAATACCCAATGGGACAAGCTCCTATCTATGAACCAGTAAAAATTAAAGAAGGTGCAACAGGATTTATGTTTATACACAGATCTGTGTTTGAAGAATATGACAAGCATCACCCTGAAAGATTATACACTCCAGACCATTTAAGAGAGGGAGAGTTTCAACCAGGAGAACAGATTATGGCATATTTTGATTGCATAATTAATCATCAAAACAGATATCTTAGTGAAGACTACATGTTCTCAGAAGTAGTACGAGATATGGGAATAGATATCTATGCACTGCCAATGATAGAATTAATGCATTGCGGTACGCACATCTTCCAAGGTAAATTGGCAGATATGGCACAGGCTGGAGTACATGCTACTCTCGCTCCTGAGGACGTTGGTAAAGTCACAAAGCAACAACTAGGCAGTGACCCCCAACTAGATGATGATAATCTAAGTACAGCTGGTGGGAATGAAGCAGAGAAAAATAGTTCTTGACACGAGTTTAAAAAGTTGGTATAATATGTTACTATTTAATTGGAATGAGATAATGAAAGTAAGCAAAGGAGACATTGGTGAAATAATCCAAATCCTTCGTATAATTACTTACAAAATCAAACCTAAAAATTACTACGATAAAACTTTTAAGTTTTACAAGTATCAGTTCGGTGGTACTAGTTTTATCCTAAACCCAAAGGATTTGCTAGAACACGGACGCGGATTAAGTGATAAAGAAGTAGCGGAGTATGCAGGTGTCGCATCATTCCGTAACTATCACGAATATCTGAAAACAAAAGACACCACACTAGATTTTCTGATGTCACCGATATCAGAAGAAATTATAACTAAAAACAGACTGCTTGAGTTAAAAGATGGAAGGGTACACTTTTTATTCGAGGAGACATGGAGATAAATTATGGCTATTGGCTTTAATACAACAAAGGGCTCAGCCCAAAAAGATAAAATTGAAACTTACAACTACGCAGGTAAAGAAGACCATCACGTAAGACTGATTGGTGACTTACTACCTAGGTACGTATATTGGATTAAAGGGGAGAATGGAAAGAACATTCCTATGGAGTGCCTATCTTTTGATAGAAACTCAGAAACCTTTAACAATCAAGAACATGACCATGTTCGCGACTTTTACCCAGACTTAAAATGTGGATGGTCTTATGCCATTCAATGCATTGACTACGCTGATAAAAGTGTTAAAGTTTTGAATTTAAAAAGAAAACTATTCGACCAAGTACTAGTAGCTATGGAAGAGTTGGGAGACCCAACTGATCCAGTTACAGGCTACGACATTCATTTCAAAAGAAAGAAGACTGGCCCACAGGTATTTAATGTTGAATATCAGTTAGCAGTTCTAAAGTGTAAAGCTAGAGAACTAGAGGACTGGGAGAAAGACTTATTGGCTAATCTTAAGTCAATGGACGACGTTCTTACCAGACCAACTGCCGATGCACAGTTAGAGCTTCTTAGAAGAGTTAACGATCAAGGTAGTGAAGCTCCTGCAGATGTATCAAGCGAGTTTGATGTATCATGATAGGGGTAGGCGAGAAGTTTCCTGCATTTGACTTGCAGGGTGTAAATCAAGTAAATGATTTCGTAAAAGTATCTGTAACAGAGCATTACGATCCTTTGAAACACGACTACACAGTAGTTTACTTCTATCCTAAAGACTTTACATTCATATGCCCGACTGAAATATCGGGCATGGATTGTTTGGTTGAAGAAGCAAATGTAGTTGGCATTAGTGGAGACAATGAGTTTTGTAAATTAGCTTGGAAACAATCTAATGAACTGATTGGAAACATACAACACTCTTTAGCAGCTGACTGTGGATTAGCACTATCCCGAGAACTTGGTATAGT